GATGAATGAATTGATTCGCGATAAGGATACATCATGGACATTTACACATATAAATCTTCCTTATCACGAAATCGCTAGTAGGGGAATTGTTATTTGGTGTGTACAGAACCTCGAAGGGCGCTGGACTATGCTAGGTGGCAATAAATTTGGCTTTGAGGACGCGCCTGATGCCACAATGTTTAGAATACAGTTTGGGTTAGGTGCATAAATAGTTTTGACTACAATCGAGGTGATACTATGTACGGAGTTCAAGAATTAAAGCAACGTCTAATCATTATCAAACATTCGGATCTTGATGATGCAACTATCCTCGACGAAAATTATCTCCAGCTTATTAAGGAAACACCAAATCCTGACGAGAAGGAACAATTTATAGTCTTACGATCTATTGTCCACCGCAGGATTAAACATTTAATAAGCGATAACGGAAAATAATTAATGCTCAATATTGCAAAACAGATTTACTCAGGATGGAATACAACAAGTACAAAACACGAATTACCAGAAGCAGAAGTTATTCCTTTTGGAAATTCATCCAATGAGAAAAAGAGATTAGAAAATATAACAAAGAAGTACACGGTACTTAAAGAACATAATAATATTCCTCTACCGGGAATTACATTACATAAGACAGATAGAAAAAACTGGGGATCTTTAGATCAGACCTGGCTTGTTATCGACCCGCGTGGATATCTAGTCAGAATCAGTAATGATAATTTAGAAAATATTCTTCATGTTACCGGAGTCACAGAAGGACTGATCCAGGAGAAATGTGTTTGGGCTAGAGAAGATAGTCAAACTAAGATGGTTTTAGTTCCTGTTAGTTCCCCGACATATCTCGAAGCTTCACAGAATACAGAACTCATTGAGGGTAAGGTTAATCTTAAGGATGTACAGATTGGTGATACGGTCCTACTTCAAAATGAATTAGTTGGAACATATATGGGTGTCTTATCTCTCTATGCCCCATTTGATTCTTTAGGATACGTATACAAACCGCAGGTATTTCTGCGTAGGCAAATTATTAGGATTGAAGATGCCAAATATCATTACCAGACAGATCTGAAGATCCTAAAGGTATTGAAGAAAACAGATAATCCACTCACACGAGAGGAATCTATGGCATATCTAAACAAGGATATTGCCGGTGGAGCTTCGTATTTTACTAATATCCCCAGTATGCCTAGTTCGGGTTATTATTCATCGCGTGGAATGATCAAACTAGCATCGATTCACGCAGTTCCGAAAGTACATTTTACCTTAGATGAAATTACTCTTCCCGAAGCAACAGATTTATTTCACACTGCCTTAGCAATTTGCGATTCGGGTATGTTGATTCTTGAGAATACTCATGGTCGAAAAGTAATGATCGATTTTCCTTATAGTTTTTCAAGTTTTTCAGGAAGAACGCCAACAACAATTAATTCCTTTGAAATTGATCATATTGAAGAACTTGTTGATGAGCCGTATGATAGGCTTACACAAATAAAAGATCCAAGTAAATCTTCTTACGGTAAAACCAGAACACGGTATTCACTTGACAAATTTGTGAAATTCTATAAAATAGTCAAACATGTAAAACAAGACACTTATGTCTGACTATAAAGGAATTCATGGACAAAACTATTCTAAACAACTATGCCACATTCGTTGATGGCGTTACCAGCCCAGTAAGTAAAAACACAGACCTCTTTATCGAGCGAATCAAATTTCTACAATCACAGGGGTGTGATGTAGCACGTTTAACAACTGCCGGCGTCGGCTTAGCAAGCGAAGGCGGCGAGTTCGACGAAATCGTTAAGAAGATTCTCTTTCACGGTAAGGAATATAACGAAGATAATATTTTCCATATGAAACGCGAACTAGGCGATATCATTTGGTATTGGATGAATGCTTGTATCGCACTGGGATTTGATCCTAATCAAGTCATTGAAGAAAATGTCAATAAGCTTGAGGCACGTTATCCGGGTGGAAAATTCTCTGTTTGGCATTCTGAAAACAGGGTAGAAAACGATATCTGATATGTCCTTAACTTGGGTACTTAATAGACCATCAACTCCACAAATAGGAGATTGTTGGTATGATAGTTACAGAGAGCAGACTTATATGTGGCAAGGTACAACCTGGATGCCTTTAATGGTGAATCCAATGCCTGTGCCACCATTTATACCACCTACGGAAGAACAGCTAGAAAAACATCCGGCATTAAAACAATCATGGGAAGAATTCTTAGTTGTTAGAAGATTATTGGGTATATGACTAAACCAATCTATAAATTTAACTGGCCAAAGAATCGCTGTGAGATAATATTAGCTGATCTCTCGCCGGAAGAAGTTAATTCAATGGTTGACTATTGCGACGAACTTAATATAGAATTAGAATCTTTTGGTCAGCTTGATGTTAGTGATGTATCTGGATATGATACTTTAGCAATATTTAAATTTAAGAATGAAGAAGACGCGTTAATATTCAAATTAAGGTTCAAATGCAAGTAAATGTTCGCCACTGGCGATATGAAGATGGCTGGCATAATATTCTTCACACAGAAACTAAAGAATTTAGAGAAGATATGGTAGGTTGGCATTGCTGGGCTTATGCAGATTCTGATTTTGAAAAATGGATGGAACAAAATATGAAGGGCCAGTATGATTGTACATGGCGATTCAACAGCGGCGATCCAATGTATACCATCCACATATATGATGGCGAAGACGCAACACTTTTTAAATTGACTTGGATGTGAGAGTTCTTAAAAAAGAAATTTGGCCACACCGAATTATTATTAAAACATTAGACGAGAGTATTCAGGATACCTGGTGCAATAAAATGCTTGGTAGAAAATTTGATGATTGGTATGGATATAATATAGACAATGATAAACGAGTATATGCTTTCAAGGATGAGGCAACTTTACTTGTTTTTAAATTAACATGGGGACAATATGGAATTAGGTAGATATATAAAGAAGATGGTAAAGACCGTAGTTAAATGGTCTGTAAGCGAGGATAAGAGATATTATACTGAAGATTCATGTGCGCAATCACCGGTAACAAAAGGTTCAAGTATCGGTGATAGATCAAATGGTATGAATTTTACCGTGCATGCTGCTACAGGTGGCAAGGTAATTCAGGTTAGCGTATATGATCCTCGAACCGATCGGCATAATACCAGTCTGTATGTAATTACAGATAAAGAGGATCTCGGCGAAGAACTTGCTCAAATTATTACAAAAGAAAGTTTATCTAGATAATGGAAAATACTCTAAAATGGGATCTTAGATTTCTAGATCTGGCAAAGCTAGTTTCCACTTGGTCCAAAGATCCAAGCACCAAAACCGGTGCTGTAATTGTGTCACCTGATCGCCGCGTTGTTTCGGTCGGATTCAATGGTTTTCCAAAAAACATGTTAGACTTACCGGAAAACTATTCCAACCGCGAAGAAAAATATAGTCGAATAGTTCATTGCGAGATGAATGCACTTTTGTTTGCAAAAGAAAGTACCGCCGGATGTACACTGTACACCTGGCCGTTAATATCGTGTGATAGATGCTTTGTACATATGGCTCAAGCCGGATTAACAAGATTTGTTGCACCAAAACCATCTTTGGAAATTCTTACCAGATGGGGAGACGCACTGGACCGTGTGCGTAAATATATAAAAGAGACTGGGTTAGAACTAGTGGAATTAGATATAGAGTTAACATAGCCGTCGTGGAATTAGATGATAACGAGATGGACAGGATCCTAACGCCTTCAGAAGAGGAGCAGACCATTCTAATATTGGCAGGGAAATGTCCACACAATAAGGGGTGGCGATATTCGGGGCATGGGCATAATGACGATGCATATGAATGTAAGCTTTGTAAAGAAATCAAGTGGTGGTAAATCCAGTTGACAACAATCTTAGTCTAGTATAAAATATAAGCTCAACAACCCAACTTTACAGAAAGTGTAATATGAACAAGCAAACTACCCCTAAGGCCACTCCGGTGAACCTGAAAGAGCAGAACGCGGCTCATACCTTCCGTGTTACGATTCGTGATCGCGAACATTTCTACAAGCTTGTCAATTGGCTCAATGCCAACGTCGGCAAGGGCGAAGATAAGTGGACAATGGAAGGCCGTGTACTGAAGACACTGAAGGGCGGCAAATCGGTTAGCCCAAAGATCTATATTTTCAAACAGGATTTTGATCCGGCGTCTTCGCTGTACCTTAGCCTTCTGTAATGTCATCTTTCCACGGTCATTCGGTTGTGACCGTGGATGATGACATTGTCCTCTTTAAGTTTATTGAATCCATTAATGTCAGAGATGCTGAGGATATGGTGGTAGATAAACTTAAAGGGGATGTCACTCTCTCAATAAGAACCATATCCGGAAAAGAACACATTGTATCAATGAATAGAATGTGGAATGTAATTGGTGGAGGAACAATTCGTGGACAAGAATTGGCTTCTAGCATATGCGAAAAATGGCTATGGATTAATAAACCGTAATGGAGATATAAATGAAACAGCAAGGAAGATGCATTGTTGGTGATCTACGTGTGGTAGATAGTTATACCTCTGATTGGATGTCTATTAAGATGCATCCTGCTACTTTTTATCGTCGCCAGGCTGACATTCTTCCTACCTTAGAAAAAATTAAGGGCCTATATGCTGAACTCGACATGGGTCAGTATATTCTTCTGCGATTTTCTGAGAAGGATGATGTCACTGCCTTTCATAAGCGCCATCACGAATACATATGAGCGTTAAGAAACTTCATTCGCGAACTAAAATATTCTTTCCTAAACCATATGTGGTTAGGTTGGATTATTCTAATATTGTAGCGGATGAGGCAATGACCGATTATAGGAAACTCACAAGACAAGCCTATAAGTTGCTTAAGGGGACCTGGGGTTATTGTCAACTTGAATATGAACAAGTGAAAATAAAGGATGAATTTAAGCATCCTGCTCCTCCGGGACCTAATCATTTTGCTGTAATGATTCCTCCGGGTATTGGCGTTTCTTCATTTGATTCCGATTATCAGCGTGTCGCGCGCGGATATATCTGTTTCGCTGATGAATTGGATGCATTACAATTCAGACTCTCTATTTCTGCAAATGCTATTCAGGTATTGATGTGGCCTGAAAGATGGTTCACTATCCACGAGATAGTAGAAGCGGATGAGTCTTAGATCTGTGTCATCTTTTGTAAGACTGGTCTGAACCTGCCATAAATACAGATAATAAGAGGACACCGTATGCACCCGTTTTTAGATGTTGCCAAACTAACCGACGAAGAGATTATCGAAAGGTTGGGGAGAGCCTACACCTTTATGAACATGCAGAAAACACTTGGACATTCACCGGCGGTTCTTAGCATTAGAGAAGTTATTCAACATCTTGAGGACGAAAGAGCCAAAAGAATGCAGAAGATGATGGATGATGAATATTCAAGAAAGTTTCCAGAAGCTAATAAACCGATTGAATTAGGTAAGATCGAGGACTAATAACTATGATGAAACGAGGGAAAAGCATCATCAGAAATTATATGACCCTGAGTTATGAATTTGCTGGAACAAGAATACAAGAAGGATTTCTTACTCCTGTTGATTGGGAACTATCTGTCAACTTAATTGTTTCGGGTAAGAAGTCTAAATCAAAAGAAGATATTGAATATAGAGCAAGTGTTATATATCAGAAATTATATTTTTGGTTAGATACTAATTTATCTTATATAACAATGGTGGATGTGGGTAACGAAGATGATTTATACCTTGCGAATCTATCATCCAATATTATGTTATATTGTCCTGGAAATCCCAGTGATGATTTAATTATAAGATTGATACATTCAAAACTCTCTGCATTATCCGGCTCGGATATGGAGATCGGCGAAATTAAATTAAAGGCAAGTGATACATCATTGCAGTACACTTATGATTGTCCCGAACACGAATATGAATTGCCAGCAACCACAACAGAATACTACACAGAAGGTACCTGCAGGGATATAGAACCTTGGTGGACAAGAAATGATGGATTCTGTTTTGAATTTGTTCGCCCAGAAGAATCAGAAGCTACAGACGAAGAAATTTTTGCAGGAATTACTGATCCAATGGATGAATTTGAAAGAGTAGTTTCTGAAATGGATGATACACATATCGGTATGGTAAGAGAACCAGCAAGAATTGTTCAGGTGGAAAAGTGGAAGCCACGGAAGGTCGAATGAAAACAAATATGTACGGTCAAGCCATACTTTCCAGTAATGAATTGAGAGAATTATTACTGCAAGGAAAGAGCATAAGTCACTTGAATGTTATATTTGATGAGGAAATAAACCTCTTTAAAGAACACCAGGCCGAACTACTGCAAGAAACAATTACATTTTTAGATGCACCAGAGGAACTTTTAACGTTTGACGAGTTTCACCAAAAATGTGCCGATGAATGGATTTTCCCAGAAATTTATCAGCAAATAGATGTAAAGAAATGGCTATTCGATAAATGTAAAACAAATGCCGAAGTAGACAGAGTAGAATTAGAATATGAACTCTATGAAGAGCGTGATTTAATTATGTTACTTCGATTGTTTATATTTCTTGTTGATTACATGAGGAAGAATAAATTTATTTGGGGTGTAGGAAGAGGTTCAAGTGTTTCATCGTACATTCTGTATTTGATAGGTGTTCATAGAGTAGATTCGCTGAAATATGGATTCGATATCAAAGACTATTTAAAATGAAGGAATTTAAACCCACCTGGTTATATATTAAACAACATAATATAACCGGATTGAAATATTTTGGTAAGACAATTTCTGATCCAATTAAGTATAGAGGATCTGGTATAGTTTGGACGAGGCATCTTAATAAACACGGAGATGATGTATCTACATTATGGACACAATTTTTTGAAGATAAAGAAGCTATAACAGAATATGCAGTAAATTTTTCTAAGGAAAATAACATAGTAGAATCTAAAGAATGGGCTAATCTTAAAATAGAAGACGGACATATGGGCGGTTATTACGGAGAGGTTACAGCCGAGACAAGGAAAAAGCTAAGTGATAAGAGTAAACAGCACAAACATTCAGAAGAATCTAAGGAGAAAATATCTGCTAAATTAAAAGGGAGAACGTTTTCAGAAGAATGGATAGAAAAATTAAAAGTATCCAGCAAAGGTAGAAAACACACAGAAGAATCAAAGCTAAAGATGTCTGAATCTAAGAAGGGATTTAAGCATACTGAAGAAACTAAATTAAAAATTAGTAAAATGGTTAAGGGTAAGAATATAGGTAGCGATAATCCATTCTTTGGTAAAACACATACACCGGAAGTAATGGAAAAAATTAAAGCAACAAAGAAACTAAAATTAGAAAAATTAGGAGAAAATCATGTCACGCCACGTTACATATAGAGGCACGACATTGGATATGGATTCCATTCGTCGTGAAAATGAGAAAGTTCCAGCAATTGGAAATATGAAAGTAAATGCCAAGGGTGATCAAATTAAGGGTGGCCGCGTAACCAAGACTGCTGATCAGATTGCTCGCGAAAATCACAGAGTTCAATCTACCATAGTAAATACTGGCCTGAAGGGCCCTGTTCCCGCAGCACCTGCAACGGTATTAGAGGCACCAAAGGCATCCAGAGTTGCAAAGACAACAAAGGCAATGAAAGAAGTAGAGTTGCCCAGTGGCGACATTGTTATGAAAG